AATGATCGAGATTGGACTAGCACTTGCAGCAGCAAGCAAGGCTTTCGAGCTTATTCAACAAGGAGTTCAAACGGGGCAGGATGCCACTGACCTTATTGGAAAGCTCGGTTCTTTCTACGATGCTAAAGATAAAGTACAAGAAGCAAAGCAAGAACTAGAACGCCGTCCCGCTTCGGGGGCGTATGCGTCAGGATCGGTAGAGAACTACGCACTCAAGGTAGTTGAAGCTGAAATGAAGATAGCCAAGTATGAAGAGCAGGTTAAGAAAATCTTCATGGCTAAAGGTAAAACGCCCCTGTATCAGCGGATGATGCGGATACGCGAGGAAGAGCGATACCGACGGGCGCAAGAGGCTATCAAACGAAATCGGGAAAGGCGTGAGAAACTTAGGAAAGAACAAGAGCTTAAAAACTTAGTTTTTGCTATGATAGCCGCCGCGTTATGCGTAGGTGGGGCAGGTTGGATAATCGCTTTTATTGGCTCACTATGAGGTTGTTATGAAACTTGATCCTGTATTGCTAACAATGGCTTGCTCGTGGTCGATGAAGGCTTACAACGACAATAACTACTTCGACAGTTTTAAGATTGAAAGTAAGTGGACCTCCACCACTGCTTATGTTGTTAAGCGTAAGTCAGTAGACATCATTGTCTTTAGAGGCACACAGCAAGCCGCTGACTGGATTTGGAACGCCAGTGCTATCCCTGTACCGTATGCAGGTCGCTTTTGTCATGGTGGCTTTGCTACTGCTCATGCCTCTGTCTGGGGTCAAATTAAAAAGCTTATCGACTACAAGAAACGTACCCTAGTGTGTGGTCATAGTCTTGGTGGTGCTCTAGCAGAGCTAACAGCGGCTAAACTAAACAAGAAGCACCCTAACCTCAGCCTGATTACCTTTGGCAAACCTAATACATTCTTCAAGGGGTTCAAGCGTCCTATGGAGCTAGACGACCAAATCTCCTGCGTCATGGGCAGTGACATTGTGGCTAAGATACCAAGGTTCTGCTACGGGCCTTCTAAGTCACAGACAATGTTATACTTTGCTAATTCTGGTAAGAACTTTATAAACCCAGCCAAGAAGGACAAAGACGGTGGTGTATCTGATGCCATCTCTGACCACTTCATGGATGGATATAAATCAAGACTAAAAGGATTCATAGAGGAGCAAAAGAATGCGAATACTGATACTTAGCGCGATTGTTATGCTGTCTAGCTGTACTTCTATTGAGCAGGTCATGGACAACAAAGACCTGTACTGTAACCAATTATACAAAGGTATGAGAGCGGTAGGTCGTTCTGCCTTGTCTGCTACCACTGGCGTAGTCGTTAGAGATGTGTGCGATACCATAGACGGCATTATTGCTGAAGAGAATATGCCAACAGATAAGGTTGGCGCATGATGAAATTAGGAGGCTTACTTAAGTCTCTAGCCCCCACGATTGCACAGGCAGCAGGTGGGCCAATGGCTGGAATGGCTGTAAAGATAGCTGCCTCCAAACTAGGGCTGCCAAGCAGTACAACTGCAAACGAGATTGAAGACCTTATAGAACGAGAGCCTGAAAAAGCAATTATTGTTAAACAGGCTGATGAAGAGTTTAAGAATCGTATTAAAGAAATGGAAATCGACCTTGAGTCTTTTAAGGTTGAGGTAGAAGACAGGAAGTCAGCGCGTGATGCTTTTGCATCGGACCTAACACCCAAAGTCTTTTCTGTACTAACACTTATTCTCTACGGGGCTTTTGTTCTTTTAGTTACTACAATGCCCCACGATCAGAATGACGAGACGATCATTAGTCTTGTTCTAGGGCAGTTGAGCGGAATCTTAGGTACTGCGGCAGCGTTTTACTACGGCGGAAGTAATGGAAAGAAGTAAAATGCAAAAGCTAATTGATATGCTAAAACGTCACGAAGGTGAGGTTAAGACTAATGGACGACATGTAATCTACAAATGCCCTGCTGGTTTTTATACCCTCGGTATAGGACGCAATGTCGATATGAACGACGGGGTAGGATTGTCCGATGATGAGGTACAGTACCTACTTGAGAATGATATAGAACGTGTCATCAAAGAGTTAAGCTCAGAGTACCCTTGGTTCAACGGCCTTGATGATGTACGTAAAGATGCTATTATTGACATCGGATTCAACCTCGGAGCCACGAAGTTACGTGGGTTTCGACGCGCCTTGACCGCTATGGAAGCAGGGAAGTACAGTTCTGCTAGTGATGAATTCTTAGATTCCAAGTGGGCTAGACAGGTCGGGAGCAGAGCAGTAGAGCTTACCGAAATGATTAGAACAGGTGAGTATCTATAACGAGGTTAGTCCATGCCACTACAACAACTACAGTTAAAGCCGGGAGTTGACCGCGAAAATACACGGTATGCGGCTGAAGGCAGTTGGTACGAGACAGATAAGGTGCGGTTCAGACGGGGTATGCCTCAGAAGATTGGGGGTTGGGCGCGTATATCTGCTGCTACTTTTCTTGGTGTGTGCCGGTCTATGCTTAACTGGGTTACTCTCCAGAGACAGAACCTTGTAGCCGTAGGCACTAACCTCAAGTACTACATCGAGCGTGGTGGAGCTTACTTTGACATTACTCCTATTAGAGCCACAGCAACGCTGACAAACCCGTTTACCACAACGCTGAACTCTACTACTGTTCTTGTTGCTGACGTTGCACACGGTGCGCTTCAGAATGACTTTGTTACGTTTAGTGGTGCTTCAGCAGTGGGTGGTCTGACTCTGAATGGTGAGTTTCAGATTAGCTTTATAGACGAGGACTCCTACAACATCACTGCCGCAAGCCAAGCGTCGTCTGCTGCTACGGGTGGAGGTACAGTCACAGCGGCTTACCAGATAAACACAGGTAACGAAATTGCTGTCCCATTCAGAGGTTGGAGTGCGGGTACTTGGGGGTCAGGCACTTGGGGAAGCAGTGGCGCTACAGATGCTCCTATGCGGATATGGAGTCAGTCTAACTTTGGTGAGGACTTGTTCTTTGGCTACAGGGGTGGGCCTATATTCTATTGGGATGCGAGTAATGATCTGACAACTCGTGCAGTGTACGTATCTTCTCTCGGTGGTGCATCTAACGTGCCTACTATAGTTAACAAGACCTTTGTATCAGACATCTTCCGTTTTGCCTTTTGTTTTGGTTCAAACGCACTGGGCAGTGCCACTCTTGATCCTATGTTGATTCGCTGGTCTGATCAAGAGGATGTGACTAACTGGACTCCTGCGGCGACTAATCAAGCAGGTAGCTTACGTTTGTCTAGGGGCAGTGAAATCATTACAACCCTACAAGCACGGCAAGAGGTTCTTATTTGGACTGACACTGCGCTGTACGGTATGCAGTACTTAGGCGCACCAGAGGTGTGGGGTGCTCAGTTACTAGGCGATAACATAACAGTAGCCGGTCCTAATGCAGCAGCTTATTCAGGTAACATTGCGTACTGGATGGGTACTGACAAGTTCTATATGTACGATGGTACGGTTAAGACCCTACCGTGTAGTGTACGAAGTTACGTGTTTAATGACTTTAACTTCACTCAGTATGCACAAGTTGTAGCGGGCACTAATGAGCGGTTTGATGAGATATGGTGGTTCTATTGTTCTGCCGGGGTTACACAGAATGACCGTTATGTGGTGTACAACTACCTACAAGACATTTGGTACTACGGCACACTAGCACGTAGTGCTTGGATAGACTCTGATCTACGAGAGAATCCTTTAGCTGCTACTTATAGTAACAACTTAGTTAATCATGAAGTCGGTATGGATGATAACCAAACGGGTGTACCTTCCGCTATTACAGCTACGCTCTTATCCTCTGAGTTTGACTTGGATAACGGTGACAGGTTTATGTTTATCAATCGTATGTTGCCTGACGTAACGTTTGAGGGGTCTACAGTGGATAGCCCTGCGGCAGTAATGACTTTGTTACCTATGGAGAACTCTGGTTCTGGTTACTATAGCCCTACGTCTGAGGGTGGTGTGGACAACGCTACGGTAACTCGTTCTGCTACTGTACCTATTGAGAAGTTTACAGGACAAGTATTTGTGCGTGTACGGGGTAGACAGATGGCGTTTAAGCTTGAGTCTACTGAGCTAGGTGTAGCATGGAAGTTAGGTATACCACGGTTGGAGATGCGTCCTGATGGCAGGAGAGGCTAGTGGCAGAGCGGCTCGTACAGAAAGTTCAAGTCCCTGCGCTACCGATACCTAAAGCTGGGCCGTTAAAAGAGTATCTTGATGCCCTAAACAACATCTTGCGTCTCTTCTTTAACTTGATAGCAAACGCAGTTAACAATGTATTTGGGGAACAGGGAGGTCGGTTTGTAGAGTCTCCTAATGCAAAGTTCTTTTCTACTACAGATCAAAACGCCAGTGTTATAAATACAGCATATGCGTTACAGTTTGAGAATACATATTTAGGTGAAGCCATAAGTATAGCGGGGACACCAAAGACAAGAATTACACCACTCTACTCAGGGGTCTATAACTTTGAACTCTCAGTAGAGTTGACTAGCAGCAATGCTAACTCAAAAGAGCTGTCGTTCTGGGTACGTAGAAGTGGGGTAGACATAGCAAATACTGCTAGAATGCACGTCGTAGCAGGGTCAGGTGGAGTAGATGATTTTGAGTACAGTTTTACCCTAGACTTAACAGCAGGACAATATGTAGAACTTATGTGGGCAACAGACAATACAGGTATAACTATTGATTATCAGGCGGCTGCAAGTCCCCGCCCTGCCGTGCCGTCTACCCTAGTAACCGTAGTTTTTGTATCAGCGTTGCCAGAAACGCTTCCAACACCGTAGG